TATAATGCTGTAGATTTAGTTACAGAAAAATTTGTTAGTAAATTATGTCCTGAATTTATCTCAACCTTTAAAACATTTTAGTAGTAATATTTTACCACTAAAATGTTTTTTAATATTTAATATGACCATAAGCATTAATTATGTATCCATAAGCAATAGTATCATGTGCCATTTTCCCATTAGAATACAACAAATAATCATTTCCATTATCTCTTATCCATCCATTAGCCATACTTCCATCCTTATTAAAATAATACCAATCTCCATCAATTTTCTGCCATCCTATAACCATTGCACCTTTTTCATTCATATAATACCAACTATTATTATTTTTTACCCATCCTTTTGCCATTGCTCCATTACTATAAAGGTAATACCAGTTCCCACCTTCCTGCTGCCAATAAGTAAGCATCCAGCCTTTTTCATCAAAAAGATACCAATTATTATCTATCCATTCCCAGCCTAACTTTGTATATGAACCATCAGAATGTTTATACCACCACTTATTTTCTTTTTTATCTAATATCCAAGTTCCTTTTGCAGTCTGTTTAGAAATTAATAAACTATCAAGAAATACATTGCAGTCTCCAGTAAAGTTTCCGTATCTTCCACAATCACTATATTGATGACCAGCTAATTTCCCAAATAAAATATTTGATACTTCTAAAACTGCTTTTCTATTACTATATTCAGCTGCCCATATTAATCTATCAGATAACATTGATGATATACTTTTTAAATTGCTCATATATCCTGTTGCAATATAAATTCCTAATTTTACTGGATATAATTCTTCAAATGTTAATATAAATTCTTTTACTGTACTGCATAATTTATTTACTGTAAATCCAGGATCATTAGGTGGCACTTCAATGTCTAGCATAGGAATAAGGTCCCATGAATAGTTTTTAATTATATTTATAAAATGCTTTGCCTGATCTGATCCACTATTTCCTATTCTTAAAAAATAATATGCTCCACATTTTAATCCTAAGTTTCTACATTGTTTATTAAATTGTGGTAAATAAGAATCTATAAAAGGCTGTGTCTTTCTTACACCTTCACCAGCTTTCATATATACATATTGGACTCCTGCATTTTTTACAGATATTAAATCAACACTTTCATTATTATTTGATATATCTATTCCATAAATTAATTCACTCATTGTTTCTACCTCCATAAATAAAAATAAGGCACCCTTTATGGATGCCAGCAATTATTCTTCCTTATTCAATTGTTTTGTTGTTTGATTAACTCCTACTGCAACTCCCCAGCAAAGTATACCTTGCAATATCCCATTAACAGTAACATCTAAAGCAACTTTATACTGGCTATTAATAATATCTAATAGCACTGCAAATGTTATTCCAAAAAACATCAAAATTAAAGTAATATATTTATCAGGTACACTATTCATTTTCTTTAAAAATACTCCAACAACATAAATTGCAACAATTAAGATCATTAAGTTCTCTGGGATGAAGTTTAATAAGTTTTCCATTTTACATTCCACCTTTTAGTTTTTATTTAATAAATGCAAATAAAACTGCTATTGCTCCAGTAATAAGAGCTCCAATAGCAGTTTTACTTAACCAGTTTATTGTATTTTCTAAATCTTCAATTCTATGATTTGAAACTTTAAGTTTTTCTTCTATATTTAATATTTTCAAATCACTTGTTTTACTGAAATTTTCTAATAATGTTTCTATTCTTACCAACCTTTCTTTTACGTCTTGTAATGCTTCTTTATCGTCCACATAAATCTCTCCTATAAATATTAATAGTTTGTTATAATCAATTCATTATACTTTCCTCTTCCTTTGGTTTCTTTCGATACTGAATAATTTACTTTTACTTCTTTTATATTGAATCCTTTATACCATTCTCTCACCTTTTCATGATCATTTATTGTTAATAAAAATTCACCTTTTATATTAGAAAGCTTATCCCTTAATAATAAATGTTCCTTTTCTCCAAATGTATTTCCGTATCCTGTCGTTTCAAAATATGGAGGATCACAAAAGAAAAAACTATGCTCTCTATCATACTTATCAATTATTTTTTCAAATGATAGATTCTCAACATAAGTATTTCTAAGCCTTTCTTTTAATTCTCCTAATACATTTTTATAAAATATCTGTGGTGATGGTCTTGTACTTGTACCATATCCATAAACTCCTCCTCTACCTGCAAAACTTTGAGTTATTATATATAAAAACCTTACAACTCTATGTATCTCTGTAAGGTATTCTATAGTACAATTTTTATATTCTTCAAAAATATCTCTGCCTGAAAATTCATATTCAAGCTGTCTTTCAATCTCTGGTGCATGATACTTAATCATTCTAAAAAGATTTATAAGTTCCTTATCAATATCATTTATCACTTCAACTTTACTTGGTTCTTTTCCGAAATATACCCAGCCTGCTCCAAAGAATAGCTCTACATAACATGTATGCTCTGGTATCATTTCTATTATTGTTTTTCTTAATTTACTTTTTCCGCCCATTCTACAAATTGGTGGCTTCATCATAAATATCACATCCTTCGTTATTTTTTAATTAATCTCCAGTATTTTTTAGGCAATAAAAAAAGACCTCTTAAAGGTCCTTGATTACTGCCTGTTAAATTATTCTATTGTTAGAGTATCTCTCCATATAGCAAATACTGCATTTACATATTTATCGTCTAACTCTTTTTGTAGTTCTTTCCTACCTTCTTCTGTATTCATATATGCTTTGCACCATAAATCCCCTATAGGATAATCTGTACCATCTACATTAACATATTTTTGTTTTTTTACACTAACACTCTCTTGCTTTAATTCATCTAATATTATCTTTTCCATGCTATTCTGCCTTCTTTCCTAATTTTTTATATACATTCCTGAAAATAAAATTGTTGATGTATGTGTAAAATTACTTCTAGTTAATCCGTAAGTTTTTCCCGATATGATATTTATTAAATTATTTGTTGCTTGTCCTGCTAATGGTGCATTATCATAATTATCATAATCTCGTATCATTACATTTCCTAGATATGAATATCCATACTTAGCAATATACGGTAACCCTGATATATGCAAATACCCCTGCGTATTATCATTTAAATAGCTTAGCGTAACACTTCCCTCATAAAAAATCATATTGTTTATTCTTCTATAGTACCCCATTCTACTTGTATATGTTGATTCGCCCGTAGATACTGCTCCTATTATTGATGGTGTCCAAACACCTTCTTCGTAATAGTAATTCTTAGCAGCTATATCCCCTGTAAAACCTACTCCATTTGGTGCAGATATATCAATATGTCCTTTACTTTGCTCTATAACTCTTGATGTATAATCTTCTGTTGATTGTGCAAAGTGAAAATCAATAAATGGTGTTGCAGTTGATAGCTCTATCCCACCAAAGGTTGGAAAGCAATCTTTGCTATCTGCTGCCGCACCTATATTCCCTGGAGTTATATTCACATTTTTAGCAGTACTACCATCATATGCACCTTGACTTGTACCATTCAGACTTATAGTTAGTGCATTAGGATTTTTAATTGCACTTGGAAAATCTGTTATATCTGCTTTAGCATGTGTATGCTTTGTATTTGCTTTTCCTGTTAAATCTTCAGTATTCTTTGTAACTTGCTTCTGTAAATTCTCTATATCCTCTTTAGTAGCAATAATAATACTGGGATTAATACTTATATTAACATTTGCTGCATTGCTTACCTCAAATATTGTTCTAACATTTAAATCTTTACTTGCTCCATTTGCAACTACTGGTTTATAAGTTTCTGGATATTTACCTATTGCAATCATATCACCTTCAGTATCGAACAGACCAACTTCTCTTATTGTAAATCCTCCAATACTTCCAGGTATTATTGTTTCTGCTATTATCCAGTTTGGATTTTTAGTGTCTACAGTTACAGAACCTACATTACATGTATAAACTGTATTCTTTAAATCTTTTTGATCCTCTGTTGGATTATAATAAGATCCATTACTGTCACCAACTTTTAACGTCTTTAATGTAACATTATTATTAAGTAATGCTGCATTTGCTACCTTTGCCTTACCTATATTAGTTAATATAGTGTAAAATTGTTCATCTGCCATTTTTAAGCCTCCTTCGGATATACTGTTACTATTTCATATTGAGTATCAAGACCATTTGCCACTTCTACTTTTACGCTGCTTTCAATTTCTTTTGCTTGGTATGGATAAATTGTTACTGTTTCCCCACTAAAGCTCACAGCTCCAACATTAATTTTTGATTGTGTCTTAGATATAATTAAATAATTTGCATTTAAGTGTGCTGGTTTTAATTCTTCTATTGCATAATATAAAGAATCTAATTTATAAGGAAAACCATGTTCACTTAATAAATTAAGAGTAAATGCATAATGTGGATTATCCTCAGTTATTTCAACCTTTTCCACAAAACTTTCTGCCACGCTCTTAACCATTTTTATTGTTGAAGTTCCAATACCTCTATTCTTTGGAAGCAATCTATTAATTCTTTCCTTAAGGCTTAATGATCTGTCAATTTTAATTCCAAATTCTTTTTCTTTACGTTCAATTTCCTCATTAAGTGTTAATATAAAGAACTGATTAAATACACTTTCAATTCTTTTATTTAATTCATTAATCTGCTCTGCATTTACTTTATTAAAATTCTCTATGATCTTACTGCTCTTATAATATGGGGGCATATAATTTAAAAGAGTACCTGCATTAATTGAATTATCCAAGTGACACTTCTCCTAACACACATACTTCTTCATCATTAATAATTATGTTTTCTGCAACATTATTAATTAATAAATTACTATAGTCCTGTACCCCCTCAGAACTTAAAATAATAGCACCAATTTTTGCATAACTTATATAACTATTTTGAAATGCAATTGATGCTAAAAAACTTTCTATATTCTTTTCAATATTTTCTTTAATTACATCCTCGGAATATCCATTTTCTATACTTAACTTAACACTAATATTAATAATTTTTTCTGCAGCAGACACAACTGTTATAGTAGCACCTATTGGCCTTTGCTCCTCAATATAATTAAAAACATTTTTTATTAATTCTTCATCTGCAGCTTTTTTATTAGAATTTAAAATAATTACCTTAACAGTGCCATTACCATTCCATAATGGCACTACTTTACATGCACCTACACCAACAACACTCATTGCCCAGTTTTTATAATGATATATGTTTCCACTTGTCGCTGGAGTTCTAACCTTAACATAATATCTTTGTCTTAAATCTTCATCACTTTCTTCATCATATCCATTAGTAAAGGCTTCTTCATTTATTACACCACTCAGGCCCTGAAGTGTTTTGGGAAAATATTTTATTGCTCCAGCTGCTACATTTCCACATGATCCAGTCTGTTCACACAAAACCATAACCACTGCTTCACCATTAACTATCTGTGAATTTTCCTGGAATATATAATTCAGTTCATCTGAAGCAACCATTTCTCCCTGTACAATATAAGCTCCATCACTTCCAGTTACTTTTACATATCCATCTGCAGCTTTTGCTTTTTTTCTTTCAAGTCCATATTCTTCTACTTTTTTATCAAGATTTTTTGCTGTTGCTGTTTCTGCAAATCCCTGGTCCAAAATTGTATTTAATGTTTCATATGATGATGAAAGCTCTCTTGCAACTGCAGACAATACATCAAAAATAAACTGACCTTCACTTTTATCATATGTATCATCAATATTACTAAGCATTCTTGATGTTATCTCTGCCTGTGTTTCTGACATTATATAACCACCTCACTTTTAACAGTTCCATAAATAGTCTGACAATCAAAATTAACCTTTAATAATCTCTTTTCACGTTCAAAAGAAAAGTTTTCTACTGATTTAATCGCTGTATTTCTTAAAAGAGCTTCTTTTACTTCCCTTTCTATTTCAGCTTTTATAAATTGATAAGGCAGATGACTCGTTATAAGTTCTCTAAAATCTATAACTCCATAATCACTGCCTTCATAAATTTCATATTTATTTTTTGTTGTATATAATACTTTCTTTATCCATATTTTTAATGCTTCATATCCATCAAGCTTTACTGCTCTGCCATCATTTACTTCAAATTCTCCAGTATTAAAGTTAAAGAAAAAAGACTTTCCTGTAATAGAAGCCTTTGATTTATTATTTGTTAGATTTTCAGTTGTAACTTCCTGAGTTGGAAACATACTCACACCACCTTATCAACTATGATATATCTGCTGTTTTCTGTTGGTATACATAAAACCGTATCACCAACTTTTAAATCTCTTGTAATTTCAAATGTATTATCTACATTATGACTATCACCTGAAGAATCACTAAATGGTGATATTTTTATTGTTCCTTTAATTGTTCTAAGGCTCTGGCAAACATAATCTGTTGCTTCATCCAAAATATAAGCACCATCATAAATTGATACTTTTAAAGGTTTTAGACTTATAACAGTTCCAAGTACAGAAAATTGCTGAGGTATATTATTCCTTTCATTTAATAATTTTGCTATTCCAACACCAAAACTCATACTTTCACCTTCCAATCAATTCCTAAATCTATTTTATGAAGACCTTTTACCAGACTATGATTTGCACTTTTTATTTTATAATAGCCACACAAAAGTCCAGCATTAATATATATCATTCTATTTGCTTTTATATCATCTGCACCTTCAAATGCTACTATTGGAATTGTTGTACTTCTTTCTATAACATTAAGTTCATTTAATAAGTTATTTGCTATATTTTTTGCCTGAGCAATATTCTCTGCAGATACCTGCTCAATTTTACTTAAGACACCATAAAAATACTGCATTCCACTTGCTTCTACTTTTGCTAAAAGTGATTTATTATTTTCTTCATTGCCTATTACCTCAATTTTATTTTTCATATTCTCAATGCTGCTTTCCACATCAAAATCTTTAGCAATATATATTTTAGGATTTATCTTCATATCATATAATCTTCTTATTTTTAAAACATTAACATCAATTTCTTTAAAATACTTTGTTCCCTGATCCTTTTCAGATGTTTCTAATATTTTATCAATTATACTTCCTATCTCTTCACAGCATCTATCAGTTATTTTAGTTGGAATACTGCATATATCACCTTTTATATAAGCTTTAGCAAGCATTGAATTTATTGCATTAGTTGCTGTTGTTCCATTAAATTCTATTCTAATTTCATTTTTCAAATAAAAAGAATAATCCTGAACTATATATGAATGATAATTAATTCTTATAGTCTTTTTTATAATTATTCCTCTTATAAGTTCTTTTTTATCATTGAAAAGACTTACAACCATACCTTCTTTTAAATCTTTAATGGTATCAAATGAAAGCTGTGTTCCTAATGTATCAGTATCACTATTCCAGCTTAATGTATTTGAATTATAAATAATATCACTACCATTACATATTAACTTGTACATATATATCACCTAGCTTTCAATCCATTCACCATTAGAATCAACTTTATATCCATCTGGTGTAGTGCAGTTCACATATAGTGCTCCATTCTTTGCAAAGCAGTACCATTTTCCATTAATCTTTTTCCATTCCGAATAGCACATTTGACAATTAGGTCTGAAATAGTACCATATGTTTTTCCATAAAAGCCATGTATCATGTATGGCATATCCTTTATCGTTAAAGTAATACCATTGATTATCAATAAGCTGCCAACATGATTTATAATATTGATATTTTTCAATATCAGTACAGTACCACCAGCCAGTAGAATTTTGATTCCATCCTAATACATAAACTTCTTTTGAATATTCTCTGTACTGTTTTAGTGGCAAACTATAATTATAATCTCCTCTACGATTTACACTATAATTAAAACCACTTTCTATTGAAAATTTATCATTTACATATGTGCTGCCATCACTATTAATTATTACTACTTGTATATACTGACTGTTATTTAGTGCATTATTAAAGAGCTCAATAAAATCTTTTGCCATATATGAGCTTTTTGCAAAATAATAAGATTTAGTTGGCAGCCAGCTTTCAATAGTTAATGTATATAATCCATTTTTCTTAATAAAATTAAAAGTTCCATTATCATATGTTTCAAATTCTTCATTATTAATTGATGTATTTATCCCTGGAAGTTCACTTGGAATTATAGGAAGTTCCAGTACCTTTGATTTATCATTGTTTGCAATAAAAATTGAATATCCCATACTAAAACCTCCTTACATATTCGCCATTGCTATTAAAATTTTATTATAAATATGCTCACCTACTGCATTTGCAAATTCTTCATTACCGACAACATTTCCTTGTATTATCACATTTATTGGTGGAATATTATTTTGTTTTGATGCATTTATACTTTGTGAATTTGTTTTTATCTGAGTTCCTCCAGGCAATTTCATAAGTTCTGGTCCATGCTCACCTACTGTCGTCCATCCACCTTTAAAGTAATTTGTTCCTGTAGCATTCTTTGCTGTTTTTATATCTGATTTATCTTCACTATCACCAAACACATGCTTTGATATATTTACTACTGCTTTTAATGGAGCTGATAAAAAATTTCTAAGTCCATCCCAGATTCCTTTAATGCCATCAATTATTCCACTAAATATTTCTTTAATTCCATCCCATGCTTTACTCCAGTTACCTGTAAAAACACCTGTTAAGAAATCAATTATTCCCTTAAATATCTTTAATGCTCCTGTAATAATATTGCCTATTGCTGAAAATGAGTTTGATACATACTCACAAATAGTTTGCCATATACCTTGAAATACAGGTTTAAATGTAGCAAATAACCATTGTAGAAATGGCCAGATTGCACTATTCCATAAATTTAATAATGAAGTTCCTATACTTTGTACTAGTGGCAATATAGTTGCCTGAACCCATGCTAATAATTTAACTCCAAGTTCTTTTATCTTTATCCATAAATTATTAACCATATTTCTAAATGCTGCTGACTTCTGATAAGCTAAAACAAAAACACCAACAAGAGCAGTCAATCCTAATATGATCCAGCCTACTGGTGTAATTAATATAGTTCCATTTAATATGGCCCACACTAGCTGAAATGCTTTTATTGCTATTGATAATCCTCTAATTGCCTTACTAACCACAGTAAATGTAACTGCCATACTTGCAATAGTAGTAATTGCTGCTTTGTGCTGAACTATAAAACTAAAAACATTATTTAAAACATGATAAACAGTTTCAAATGCCACAGATGCTGTATCTGCTATTCTTTGAAGTGTTCCATCACTCTGCCACTGCTGCAATTTATCTGCAAGTTGCTGAACCTTTCCTTTAACTAAATCAAGCAGACTTCCACTTTTTACAGTACCATCTTCTTGAACTCCTACAATTTTTGCGAGTGCTGACTTTGTTATTCCAGTGACAGTACTAATCATCCCTCTTGTAGTATTTGCTAACTTTTCAGCTCCACCTTTATATCTGTCCGCCATTATTGCTAAAAGAGCTTTATTAAAGTTTTCCTGATTAGTTATCTGTCCTTTATTATTTATTGTTTCCTGACCTGCAAACATTTCATTTGCTTTTTCTGCAATATCAGCTTTCTTTATCCCAAACTCTTTTAATCTTTCAAGCTCTCCCTGTTGTGCATCAATAAAAGCTTCTGTTGCCTGCTCCAAAGGCTTGTTTGTAGCTGCAGCCATATCAACAATCTGGTTTAAATAGCTTTTTGCTGATAAACCCATACTTTCAAGCTTTGAACTTGCTTCAACCATTTCTCCACCTTCAAATGGAGTTTTATTTGCTAAATTTATTGAAAACTTCATAATTTCAGCTGCTTTTTTAGTTGATTTTGTTGCAGTTTCAAGCTGCGTTTTATAACCTTCAAGGTCCATTGCTTCACTTAAGCCTTTTCCTATTGCTGCTCCTCCAAGTGCTGTTGCAACTCCAAGTCCTAATTTTGCAGATTTAGTAACTATATTCTCAATGCTTTTCCCTAAGTTATTTAATGTCTTTTGGGCTGTTAATGTTGCTTTTTGAGCTTCTTTACTTAAACTTTTAAAATTACCAGCAACCTTAACAAGCTTTTTGCTTGAATTATCCTGAAGTGAAAGAATAGTATTTAATACTTTACTTGCCACTCTTTTCACCTCCCAGCAATGCTTTATACTTCATTTCTTCAAACTTAACTTTGTTTTCTATTTCAAGATTCATACTCTCAATAAAAAATACTTTTTCAGTTTCTGTAAGATTTAATAAGTATTCAAGGGAATGACCACGATTAATATAATATGCTACATATTGTAGGGGACCTCCACTATTGTCAGTACCCCTTATTAGTTTTTTATGTCCTGTTTTACCTCATTGCTACCAAATGCATCACTTATCTTTTCTGCAAGTGACATTGCTCCATCTATTCCAAATAATTTATAAACAATATCATATGGCTCCTGTACTTCAAGATCTTGCTGTAAATCTTTATCATGAAGATACTTACAAGACTTATAAACTAAAACTTTTGCTGCTTCAGCTATAGGTGTTATATTTGCACCTGTAACATTACCTTCCTTATCCATAACTGCACCTTTTGCAGCTTCATTAAGATATTCAAGCAAATCATCATCACTTGGCCTTGTAAAAGCTACTTCTCCATATCCTTCAACTTCTAGATCAATTACTTTTTTTCTGTTTTTATAATTGTTAATTGCTTTACTTCTGAAATCTTCTAATGTTAATCTTTTTGATGCTTCTTTATCCATTTTTTCTACCTCCAAATAATAAAGGTGTTCATAGCGAACACCTTATATTTATGCAATCTTTTCAAGTGGTGTATATTTACTGAATTTAAAAGGAAATTCTTCTTCAACTGCTTCTTTTGCTTTAAAGCTTGCCAAAGAAAATTCAGTAAATACAATCCCTTCAATACTTACTCTTTCTGATTTACCTGTACTTTTATCCGTTAGGGAAGTAGTTATTTTAAAATCTGGCATTACTCCTGCAAGATATGCATCAACTAACTCTCCCCAAAGCTTACTATCTATTTTCTTAAATGTAAGAGTGCCTTCACCTGACCACCCATCAAATGATGAATAAGTTGATGGATCACCACAAAAGTTATGATCAGAAAATTCACCTTTAACCTTTGCTTCAATTTGAGTAAGATTAGCAAGTAAATCAGTTCCAAGCCATACATTACCACTTGAACCTTTTAATATTCTATTTATATTAACCATCTAATCGCCTCCATTAAAAAAGAGATATATTAAATTCAAGGTTCGCCATTGAACCAAGTATTTTTATATCTCCAGCTAAATAAACATTTCTTTTATATGGTGTTCTTCGTACCTTTACATCATCCCATTCTGCTGCTTCTTCTTTTCCACTTGCTACCCATGATTTTCTCTGCTTTGTAACATCAATCTGAGCTCTATTTGAATAATCAGGATCTAATATATCTTCTTCTGCTAAACTATCAAAATATCCATTAACTGCAGAAATAAACAACATTTGATTATCATATTTATTTCTGTAATTACCTAAATAATTGCTTCTGAACTCTTCTCTAATATCATCTAAAATAAGGTCCATAGCTTCAACTGTTTCAATATATTTCATATCTTCAGTCAATGTATTTCCATTAGTTGTTGTTAAGCTGTTTACATCTGTTGCAATTCTTACATAATCTTTATCATTGAATAATATAAAATGTCCCTGGCCAAGAGCTGCATCATTATCTTCTACTTCCTCAACTTTACTTAGGTTTGTACATTTAAAATATGTACATCCTCTTGTTACATTGCATTTAGCAAGTATTCCAGCTAAACTTGGCAGATATTTTTCACCAGTCTGCTCACCTCTGTCCTTATCTACAAAAGTAACTTTATCATTATAAAAATTAACTATATGCATACTATCTGTTGTAGCAACTTTATAAACAATTGCTTTATATGTCTTTTTATTATTTTCCTGACTCTTTATCCAGCTTGCAAGTGTAGCAAATTCATCTTCACTTCCATCACAAAGAGTTATCCATCCAGTATCAATATTTTCTAAAATTATTTTAAATGCAGCTGAAATCTTATCTTTCTCTTTATCTTCACCTACTTTGGCAATTATTACCCTATATGCTCCAAACTCAAATGCATCTTTAATATACTGATAATTATCAGCTTTATATGCAGCTTCATCTTCTTCAACTTCAGATATATCCTTATATACCTTATAATTAAAAAGAGCATTAGTATTGTCACGCATTACTAGTATTGCATACCCTCTTTCACTACGCTCAATTAATGATGTAGCTTTCTGCTTAAAATTAATCTCAATTTTAGGCATCTTTATGGTCATACTTATTCCTCCTCACTTTCTAAATTAATATCAAGTTCTTCCATCATTTCATAATCAATACCTTCATCAAGTATTTCATCTGGAATATTCTCCAATGTTTCTATATCAAAGCTTAAAATAAGTACAGTATCACTTATTTCAGCTTCAATTTCATCAATATCAATAACGAATGAATCGCTGATTTTTAATGGTGTAAGAAATTCATTTTTTATAAGATCTTTTACTTTTGAATTTTCTATCTTATATTTTCTTAAATCAGATGCAAAAAAATATACCTTACATTTCAAGGTCTGTTCTTTCATACAGCTATTCATTTTCCCACCACTATCATCATCTAAAAACACTTTTATTGAAGGTCTTATGATAGGTTCACTTAAATCACTTGCTACTATTTCTACACATTTAAACTCACTTTTTACAAGTGCATGTTTAATTTTTGCATTAAGAGCTTTATTTATTTCTAAACATGTTATCACTCACTCAGCTCCTTTAACATATCTTCTGCAAAATTTTCACAGTCTTTATTAAATTCACTCTCAAATTCATTTTTAGACTTTTCATATATGCGTTTTCCTTCTACATATCCAACCTCTTTACCATCTTTAGTAACCTGCCTATGTCCATATTCAATAAGGTGTGCATGAGGACTTCCACCGTATACTCTTACAGATTTATTGTTTTTACTACCATAAGAATAAACCTTTCCTCTTTTTATTCCTTTATAATAATTGCCTGTTCTCTTATTTGTAAGACTTTTAGCTTTGGACAATGTCTTTTTTCTTAATTTATTACCTTCCTGCTGTAAAAACTTTTTACTCTTCTTAGGATGCTCTACAATAGAATATTCAATTAATGTTTTTGCAAAATCATCAAGGTCACTTGTATCAATATTGCTCATTATAAAATCACTTCCTCACAGAATAATTCTAAAGTTTCATGTTTAAAATAAGGATCTAATATAAATTTAATATCAAATCTGTGTTCACCATATTTAATAAACATATCCTGTGTAATATCTTTTCCAGCTTCAAATCGCACAATAACTTTATGTGTTACATTAGACAATTTTGTTTCTGCTTGTTGTCTTTGAAGGCTGCCAGTCTGTGGAATTATACTTGCCCATATAGTTTTTATTTTACCTGGCCTTAAATCAGTTTCATCAAGTTCATTTTTAATAGCAGTATTACCATATACATCTATTCTTTTATTTAAGGAATTAATATTCATTTTGAACCTCTTGTGCTGTATACTCACACGATAAAGCTAAATGATTGCGAATCATTTCATAAGACTGCTTATATCTTACAGCTTCATTATTATCACTTGTATATTCAGCTTTGCAATATGTTTTTACTGCTCTTACTATCAAAGGATCATCATCAGATATTTTATTTTCACAGATTCCATTTAATTTTAAATCTGCTTTAGCTGCATTAATTGTATCTTCAATATCATTATCAAGTTCATCACCATCAATCCTTAATGCCAGTTTTATTTTTTCTAACATAATTCACCTCATTAATAAAAGGACCTAAAAATAAGGTCCAGTTTATTCAGCTGCAGCTTCTAACAATGCAAATGCTTTTGTTGTTAATACATCGCCATCAACAATTGCATATCCCATATAATCAGTAGTTCTTGCTTTAATATGGTCTTCCTGATACATTGTCATATTTTCATTAATATTAATTGCATAACCTTTTGACACATCACCAACTAAAACTGTTCCATCAGATACTGCATCTTCTTCTTTTACAATTGCTCCTAATATATGAGCTACTCCACCATTTGTAACATCAGGAATAAATAAAGGTCTGCCCATACCATCAACAATATTTGCAAGTTGATTCCATATTGTTGTACTGTTTGCATAAATGACTTTCTTATATCCACTCTTAATTAATGCAAATAAAGCGGTTAAATCTTTATACACTATTCCATCTGAAGATGTATAAGTTTTAACCTGTGGTTTATCCTTTTCAGCTTCTAATGCTGTTTTAATTCCTTTCGGCTGTGCCTTAAAAGTATCACTTACTCCTGGCTTTCCTTTACCACTTACCATAGCTTTTGAAAGTGCATTGCCCATCTTCTCTGCTATTTTTGAAGTAATATAAGTTAAGAATGCATCAATTGACATTTTCTTAAGCTTCCAGCTTACAGGAATAGCTTTTGCAAGTTCACATCCTGTTAAGTTTAATTCTCCAAAAGCAACTTCATCATCTTTTGTATTTGTATCTTCATCATACCATTCGGCATCATCACCGCTTTTAGTTTCTTTGATAATAGTTAAATCCCCCTTTACAAATGTTGGTGCTGCATCTCCAAAGATAGGGTGACTTTCACCAATCTCCTGCCATATTCCCTGCTTAACACTTTCAGGAATCAACACAGTATGAGTTGCTGCTGTCTGTGCTGAATTTTTAAAGCCATTATTTACATTTTCAAATACTATTTTTTCTTCATCACTTAGGCCTTTACCCATCATATAATTAGCAAATGCATTCTTATATGTTTCAGATTCATTTTTTATCTTATTTTCTTCAGTATTTTGTGGATTAAATGCTGAAGGATCTGCAATATTTGAAAGCTGTATTTGCGGCAAAGCAGAATTTTGAAGCGCATTAAGATTTGCCTGGCTGTTTGCAAATTCTTCATATGCTTTATCCATATTTTCAATTTCTTTAGTCTTTGCATTGAAGCCTTCAATATCACCACTATCTAATAATTTCTTGGCATCATCTAATAAAACAGTCCTCTTATTTGTGTAATCTTGATAATCCTTAAATTTCATTTTTCATACTTCCTTTCAATTCTAAATATTTAATTTTGGCATCAGAAAAGGCCCTATCTTTTTCATTTTTAAGATTAGGGCCTTTTATTGTATTTCTTATTTTTTCAATTGTTTCTCTGCTAAGCACATTTGCAAAGCATGTATTATATAAAGCTTTTGGAGCTTTATATTCAGTACTATTATTCATATTGATAATTTCATCAATAAATCCTTTTTCTTTTGCAGTTTCTGCATCCATCCAGGTTTCATTATCCATAGTTTTTAAAAGTTCTTCCTGGCTCATTCCTGTTTTTATTCTGTATGCATTTGATACTGATTTATTGGCTGTTTGTAATATCTTTGACTGTTGTTCCATAGAGTGATAATCTCCATGAGCTCCTCCAGATACATTATGAATCATATACATTGCTGTTGCGATTGCCCTGACTTTATTGCCACCACATGCAACTATTGTAGCAGCACTTCCAGCAAATCCAACTATGTCAACTGTAACATTTCCTGTGTAGGTGCTAAGCATATAATACATTTCATTTCCTGAAAATACATCACCACCACCACTATTAATTTCAACTGTTACTTCTTCACCAGCAGCATCATTAAGTGCTTTTTCAACATCTTTAGGACATACAGAATCAATTTCAAAATAATCATAAATCCATTTATCTTCATTAGGTATTATTGTTCCCTTAATGCTGACCTTCTTCATTTACATTTTCACCCCCTTCTGCTTCTTTTACTGTAGTTGTATCAAGCCTTCTAAGTGGTACATCTCCTCCATCTACTGGACTTAAATTAAATGTTTCTCTCCATTCATTTGGTGTTAATGCTCCTCTATCAACCATTGCCTGCAACGCTAACTTAGTTGTTATGCTAGCACACGCTAAATTTGAAGCATCAAAGGTAATGTAATTTCCAAAACCTCTCTGCTTACGTGTAAAAAGCTTTCTTGTATATTCATTCTTCATTTGAAGTGCTACTGGCTCAATCTGTGATTCATAATAACTGTTCCATTCATCTTCAGTATATGATGATTGAACAATTTTCTTATTTGTATTAAAAAAGCTATAAATTCTTTCTGTTGTTCTATCCTGCTGTGCTGCATTGGGTACAAAATCTTTAGGTTCAATTCTTTGTGCATCAACTTTTGCATCAATACCTGCTGCTCCAAAAGTATCACTATCTGTAGATAAATAATTATCAACAAACTGTTTTACATTCTTCTTTAAATCTTCTGGCCTTAAAGCTGTTGAATATTTTAAAAGCCATCTAATAATTCCACCATTTTTTATTGCCTTTACTATTCCATGATCTATTGTTCCAACAATTTTCATAAGTGGTGTTAATGCTTCTCCTGGACTTTCTCCAAAGATATCATCATTATTATAATCATCACGTAAATGAATTATTTCAGTATAAGGTAGTGTAAGCATCTTTCCATTCTTTAAAAAGAATCTTAAATACAATTCATTATTAATATACTTCGTTAATACACTTACACATGGAATAGGATATAATTCACAAGGCAGTCCAAATGCATCTCTTATAATTAAAATAAACGCATTATTATTTAATGCAAGCTGCGTTGCAACCTTTTCCTGCATTAACTGACCACTCATAAACGGATTAGGTTCTTCAAGCAAAAAACGCATATAAACATCTGGATTTACTTTTATATTCTTTCCATCATTTCTTATATGCTTAGCAACCAGTTTTCCAACTGCTTTTACTTTGGGCCTTATACATGCTCTTACAATATCTGATTCATATATTTTACCATTCCATGTGTAAAAGCCTTCTCCAGTTTCTGTTATCATTTCATAACGTGTAGATTTACCTACATTCTTAAAACGCTTTAAAAACTCCAGCATATATATTTCACCTCCTTTCAGCTAAATTACACTTTCATATTCTTCTTTAACTCTTTCATACTGAACATATGCATCAAGCAAACTTGCAAGTCCATCAATTCTTCTTCTCTGATTACTTGTTTTAATAGGCTGAATATTATCATTTTTATCAATATCAACTGCAGTATTACTTAAACACCATTTAAGAATAGGATTATTATTATAATTTATTATTTTACTTTCAAGGTCTGCTCCTAAATTCTTCATAGGTCCACTTAAAGTTTTCTTACCTTGAATAACTGGCTCCCATGTAGTTTCACCGAAATTATTTTTCATATCTTCAATCCAATAAGTAGCACTCCAGCTGTCATAACCTCCACTGAAAATATAAATATCATATTCTTCCTGAACTTCTAAGAACCACTCTGTAACATATTTATAATGAACCTTATTACCTGGTGTTGTTCTAAGTAGTCCAATATCTTTCCATATGTCATATGGAATCTTATCTTCTTCAACTCTTTTCTGTAGTAAATCTTCTGGAAGGAAGTACATCTGCATTACATATATTTCTTCACTGCCTGGCACCTTAAATATTATTGTTGCACATGTTAAATCTGTTGTTGATGAAAGGTCTGCTCCACCTATTCCGTATCGTGGTTTTAATTTTAAAATATCAAATACATTAAGATTATTTAACTGTTCAAATGCAAGCCATGCTTCACTTGATGTTTCTCTAATATTAAAATCTTTGCATAACAAATTTTTAACCAGTAATGGATTTGCTTTTGCTTTATTAACTTTACTTTGCAGCTGGTCAATCTTTTTTATTGTTCCTAAACCTGGATTTGCTTTTATCCAGTTTTCTTCTTCTGTCCATTCTTTTCTATTATCAAGTTCATAAACAATAGGCAGAAATCTTTCATCTTTATATCCATTAGGATCATCATACCCATTAATAACTCTTTCTGCTTCATCATATTTAATATCATAAACACATTCTCTTACTGTTCCTGCAGTAGTTGTTATAAATATTAATGGTTCTTCTCTTGCTGTAGTACCATCAACAATAACATCATATAAATTTTTATCAGTCCAGGCATGTATTTCATCAAGTAATGCACAATGAACATTTAAACCATCTAAGCTGTCTGAATCTCTTCCTAAAGGTCTAAAAAAAGAATCGTTAAAATCACTGGTCAGCTCTCCAACTAAAGTTTTAATTCTCTTTCTTAGAGCTCCTGATTTTTTAACCATTCTTTTTGATTCAAGCCATATTATTTTTGCTTGGTCCTTCTTTGTTGCACATGCATAAACTTCTGCACCAGGTTCACCATCAGCAATCTGCATATATAAACCAATGGCCGCTGCTAAAGTTGATTTACCATTCTTTCTAGCAACGACCAATAATACTTCTCTATATTTTCTTGTACCATCTAATTTATCAACCATTCCAAAAGTAGCAGCAACAAGAGCTTTCTGCCATAACTCTAATATAAAAGGCTTTCCGCCCATACTTCCTTTTGAATGTTTGCAGTAATTTTCAATAAACTCAAGTGCATGATTAGCTTTATGATTATCATATTCCCATATGCTCTCTGGATCATTAATAATTTCAGCAATATGTTTATATGCTTTGTATACTTTAAGGCTTACAACCTTTTTGCCTTTAATCTCATTTTCTTTTATCCAGTTCCAATATTCTAAAATTGGATTATATGTTATATCATAAATTATTTTTCTTGCTGCCTTACTCATTTGCTATTAACAAAATCCTCAAAATCATCATCATCTTTTTTCATTTTGTCTTTAGGCAGATAATCATTAATGGCCTTCATAGCAGAAATAAAATTCTTCACCATAGTATTATATATTTCAACTTCAGGTGACTTTTTAGTTCCCCATTGATTTTCACCATTTTGATATTCACATATAAGTCCTTCAGAATCTAATGTGTTTTGTAAATCTCTTAAAGTAACTGCCATGTAAGCAGCATTTTGAATTAGTGACTCAACTGTCTTTTTTACACTTCTGTCTAAATCTTTGAAAAGAACATTAATTTTTCTTATCTCTTTTTTAATCTCTAAAGCTTTTTCTATTTCTCTGCATTTATCGTTCGTGTTTTTTAATTTTGCCACTTACCACACCACCCCTGTAAAAATTGATTTGTGTTTTTTTATTCTCCCCTATACGGTCCGCAGGTTCTGAGCTAAACATCTTTTTTAGGGGGGACTATCTGTATAAGCTCACCTTTTTCATTAAACTGCAGGCCTGCTCTTGTTATACTTTTCTTTTCTCTTTCAAACTTGTGCTCCTTGTTATGACAATCCAAACAAAGATATTCAAGATTATCATAGTTAAGAGTTATATCAGGATCATTAATGTTCATTGGTGTTATCTTCTTTTTGTGATGAACTATCTTTCCTGGCTTACCACAGCACTCACATAATCCATGTACAAATGTTATGTAACTGTTCCTGCATTTAATCCATTCTTTACTTTTGTAGAATGACTTTGAATATTCTTTTGCCATTAAATTAATTTTCCTTTCAAAACATAAAAAAACACCCAAAGGTGTTTTTTTATTCGTATATTTCAAAAATATTATCTGCTAATTCTGAACCTGTTCCTGTTAAATAGATAATCTCAATAATAATATAAACTAAATCTAAATAATTCCCATCTAAATATCCTTCTTCACAATGAGCAACTTTATTTCTCATATTTTCATATTTTTTTAAATTAGTAACTAAATCACCATAGTCACCAAGATTAATACCATATTCATACATTATATCTTTAAATTTTTCTTCTATAATTCTTCTGTTCATATTTTGATATTTTTCCATTTTGTTTGCATATTCATTAAATACATCATTATTTCCTATATATCTTAATAAATTATAATATGTACATGATAGTTTTGAATAAAGCAATTCTATATATTGATCTAATGCTGCAAATGCAGTAAAAAAAGCTAATCTTTCATTTCCAATATTGTACATAACATAACTTGTAAGTAAATATTCTACCCACATAGGATAATCATTATCTACTGGTAATCCATATGCAATACACTCTAAATTTCTATCTGAAAACTCAATAATAGTCCACCCATCTATATCTGGTACATAATCAAATGTACATCTAAAAAAGAGCCCAGGAGCAAAATGATCTATTGTGACAATTTCTCCTTCCATATTACATTCTCCCGCAATATTTAAAGACTCCTCAATAGAATCTGGTTGTATCACTATTTCAGATTCTTCTACTGAAGAAAGTAATTTCAGTTCTTTAACTTCTAAAAAATCACTGAAAGATGCACTATCTGCATCTTTAGGTAAGCTTACACCATCAAATGAAAGATTAAGTTTTAGCTTGGTTGGAGCTATTCCAAAAATTTTATATAAAAAACAATGCTCTTCATTATCATAAATAGCCCTACTCAACGATGATAAGTTCTTTTTTCTCAAAGTATGATTCCATGCATATTCTTTTACCTTTAAAACTCCTGATTTTTTATTTTCCATTCTCTTTCTTACTCTGTAAATACTCTTCTGAAGAAATGGAACTTCTTCTTGAATTCTGTATCTAAAACTTTCTCTTGCTTCTGATTGTAATTGGTCTACTGTCAAAATCCTTTCCATGAATTATCCCTCTTTTACTATTCTATTTAATAATTATTCCAATTTTACATACTAATATTTAATTTATCGGCTATCATTTCCAATACTTAACAATCTACTTTGTATTACTATATTTATCTTTAAAATATAAAAAAGACCGTTCATTAACGATCTTTTAGATATTTCCTAATTTATATAATTGTGACTTTCCATATTCTATATTACGTTCTTTAAATTTTCTGTTTGTACAATATCTATTAAATGTATCTTCAAAATAATTTGCAGCTCTAGGATCAAGCAACACTTCAGC